CGAAGTGTGATAGATTCCCCCGATGTCTTCAACGCTGTAAGGGAGCTTAGTTCGTAGTCGGAGTTCAAGTCGTTTTCTGATATATTGGCAAACATTCCAATATCCTTTCATATAAAATTGATTGGCTAAAGAAATGTTAGCCGTTATTAGATTAACGTCACGAGCGGTACCGGTAACGTCCCATTGACGACAGTATGTAGGGGTAATTTCGATTCCCTTATAATAGTCGCCACCACAAGATTCTCTAAAGAATCCCGTGTAGAAGGACTTATCATGGTTGACTTTGAGCCCGAAGGCTTCTAGATCTTCCATGACACCGGACACCATCCATGTTGGTACGATGATATCATCACCGTACACCGAAATACTTGCAGTAAGTTCGGCTAACATGGTCTTTGATGGTATCCTACCAGTCTGTCTTGCTATACTGTAAATGATCACAGTAAAGAAGACCATAGCCTCAATTGGAAAGCACAACGCACTTCCCATTGAAGCAAACTTCCTTAGTACGATAGAGGAAGAGTCTGGCAATAAGGCCGTCTGTGTTCTGCATGCCTGGATATAATCCAGGAAATTCGGACACACAGAAAAGATTTCTTTGACTAGATCATTGCTAACCATGTCAGAGGCATCTTTTAGGTCAATAGTAGCTAAGCTACCATCAATAGAGCCTTTCCGGGCCATTTCACGATTTACAGATTGATCTGTAAAACGTATACAATCATATTTGAATCTCGAGGACTCAAGATATGATGTAAGTGGAGCATTTATACTCTGCTGCATTAGCATCATATAACTGGGTTCCACAGAAATGGTACGGGGAGTTTTTAAAGTTTTCGGCACTTGAACGACCTTCACAGGGCGTTCATCTTGCTCACTCAGAAATTGAACGGTTTCTAATCGCTCTCTGTCTGGGTAGGCACAGATGTGGTAGTCCGAGGGGAAATGACTCTCCGCTCGACTTGTCCATTCTCGAATCGAATGTCGCTCGTTAAAGCGTAACGATTCTGAGGTAGACCCTGACCCGAACTTGCCTGGTGAACAATATAGTTCTCTAGATAAGATTTCGAGGTCAGACCATAAGTGGCTACAAGCCCAAGTCCAAAGACGAGGGTTAGTAGGACTCCAATCGTGAGTCCCGTAGACTTCTCTGTCATTTGAAACATACCTTTCATAAGCGCTTTTTATTCGCGCGGCTGAGCAAGGCAATTCCACCTTTTTGAAGAGGCGGGATACCTGGCGTATTGACGATATACTGTCTATACACGGATGTTCAAGTAACAGACCATCAGAATGAAAAATACGCATGAATAACCCGGATAATAACGCCGGGAGACTTCCACCACGTTTGCAAG